GGTGTACGGCAATGCTCAGGTGTACGGCGATGCTCGGGTGTACGGCAATGCTCAGGTGTACGGCAATGCTCAGGTGTCCGGCGATGCTCAGGTGTCCGGCGATGCTCAGGTGTCAAATAATAATGAACATTGTGGATTTGATTGTTTCGGGTCTGTTAATCGTCACACCCATGCCTATAAAACTCAATCAGGAAAAGTTGAAATCACCTGCGGATGCTTTCGGGGTTCTATTGAAGAGTTCGATAGACAAGTCAAAAAGACACATCAGGGAAATAAATTCGAAAGGCAGTACATGGCTATTGCCGAAGTGATCAAGATCAAGTTCGGGCTAAAATAACATTATTATGGACTACTTAGCGGAACCCAAAGACGAATCAAAGCGGCCCTTCTGTCGGGGATTCGGATGACGACGGCGCAGGGTAACAGAATCGGCCAAACCGTAGACTCTCGCAAGATCATTTCGAGACTCAGGAAACAGGGTATGCCCATTTGTAGCTACTGGAATATCCGCAAGGACGACAGCGGCCGGACGGTGGCGAAATACAAGACATACTATTACGGATCGCCCCTGCCCGCCAAAGGGTCGAGAATGGGGACTTTCGATCATCCGAAACTGGATTTGTAACTCAAAATATGAATTATGGAAATAATCACTAAGCGCCCTAAAGGCATGCCTTACCGGAAATACGTTGAGATGCGTAAGGCCAGTAACAATCAGATTCGTCGCTATCTGAGATTTGGTCGATTGTATTACCTGTCGGCAGAGATAGTCACGGTCGAAACATCGTTGGGCAAATCTCAATATCGCAAAAGCTATCCGCCATTCGTCGGTTCGGTCCGGCGAGACTTGCGGAAGCCGATTTAATAAGCTGGATTTGTGACTGACTAATTCTGAATGAAAATAATGAAAAACGAAATCGAGCTTTGCGGGCTCTTGTGGGACCGTGACAACCTGACAATCGGTGGTTACGAGAAGGACGGCCATCATTACTACACATGGCATGAGGCGATGGAGGCCGCGAAGTCCGTCGGGAAGCGCTTGCCGACCCGGGAGGAATTGAAGGCATTATGTGATCTTGGCTCGACATGGGACGACGAGTTAAAGGGCCGTTGGTTTGGGGGCAACCACGACTCGGATCACAAGGGCTCGTTATTCCTGCCTGCTGCGGGCCTGCGCTACAGCAATAGCGGCGAGTTGGCCAGCACGAGCTCCTACGGCTACTATTGGTCCTCGTCGCCGTACTACGGAGGCGACAACGGCGCGGGCACCCTCGGCTTCTACTCGGGCTACGTCAACCCACTGAGCTACAACGGTCGCGCCCTCGGCTTCAGCGTGCGTTGCGTGCGGGACAAAGAATAGTTCTTGAAAAGAAAAAGCCCCCGACGGGTGATATCGGGAGCTTGGGATTGATTAAAAGCCGGCCGGTAGTTGTCCGACTCCGTCCGACCGGACAAAGATACACAACTTTTTTAAAACGATACGATTATGGGATTGATTAAAAAGCCGTCTGAGCTTCAGGTTCAGACCACGATCAAAGCCCTGCTGTACGGACAGCCGGGCATCGGTAAGACGACCGACGCGCTTTCTGCGCCTTATCCGGTACTTCTGGACTTCGACAACGGCGTTCACCGCGTCAATGTCGCGCACCAGACCCCCACGCTTCAGGTGAGTTCCTACAACGATTTTCTCGAAGTGATGCAGAGCGGGGAGCTCGCTCCGTTCAAGACTATCGTGATCGACACGGCGGGCAAGATGCTCGACTACATGGGGGCGTGGCTGATCCAAAACGACCCGAAGCTGGGCCAACGGGACGGCAGCCTGTCCCTGAAAGGCTACGGCGCGCGCAAGGCCGAGTTTATCCGGGTCCTTAAAGCGATCTCGATCATGGGCAAGCACATTGTTTTCGTGGCCCACGAGCGCGAGGAAAAGGAGGGCGACCAGAAGATCATCCGGCCGGAGATCGGAGGCTCGTCGGCCGGGGACCTGATTAAGGAGCTGGACCTGGTGGGATACGTTCAGGCCATCGGCAAGCAGCGGACGATCTCGTTCGACCCGTGCGAGAAGTTCTACGGCAAGAATACGTGCAATCTTCCCAGCGTCATCAACATTCCGAGGCTGATCGACGAGAACGGGACCGTCATCGCTCCGAACGATTTGCTGACGAACATCTTCAAGTCTTACCAAGAGAATCTCGAAAAGCGCAAGGAGGAAGTCAGGAAGTATAACGACCTGATCGCGCTGATCGACCGGAATGTCGAGGCTATTACCGATTGCGACAGCCTGAACGATGCAACGTCCCGGTTGCGGGATTTCGAGACGATTTGGGACTCTAAGATTCAGGCATCGCGCAAGCTCGTGGCGAAAGCCGCCGCGCTCTCTTGCCGGTTCAACAAAGAAACAGGGAAATATGAGCCGGCCGCCTAAATACAGGATATATCCGTCGCTTCTCGACCGTTTCAACGAGTATCGGTACATCGATGCCGCTATCGAGAAGCCGTGGAATGCCGATAAGACCCCTTCCGACGTGGAGGCGGAGATCGAACGGGGACTTCTCGACGCGATCAACCGCGTGCCGTTCGAGAGCGAGGCGGCCGAGCGCGGCACCTGCTTTAACAATCTTGTCGATGCCGCTCTTGCCGGCGTGATGACAATCTCAAGCAACGCGACCGACAAGGCGGGGACCGAACTGATCCGCATCGATCATAAGTCGCGTATGGGCACGGCCTATATTTTCGATTTCCCGGTGAAGATCGTGCAGGAGTTCGTCGATTATTTCCGGGGAGCGGCTTCGCAGGTCTTCTGCTCGGGTACGCTCGAAACGCAGTACGGCGACGTGGAGCTCTACGGTTACATCGACGAACTGATTCAGGATACGGTGTTCGACATCAAGACGACGAGTCGCTACGAGTTCGGCAAATTCCGCATGGCTTGGCAGAAGGACGTTTATCCGTTCTGCCTCGATCAGATGGGTTGCCGCATCCGGGGATTCGAGTACACGGTAACCGATTTTAAGAACACGTACCAAGAGTGGTACGACTTCCACTACGACGATAGCCGGCAGCGGCTTCGGGAACATTGCGAACGTTTCATCGAATTTCTCGAAGCGCGCCGGGATAAGATTACCGACAAGAAGATTTTCAATAACGCATAATTATGGCAGTATTAAAGCGACAGAACGTGTGTTTCGGTACGAAATACACGGACAACGCCGGGCAGGAGAAGACTCGCTGGGTGACTGTCGGCAAGGCATTCCACAGCGACCGGGGCGGCATCAGCATCAAGTTCGACACGATCCCTGCGGGCGGATGGGACGGCTGGGTGCAGTTGTTCGACGAGCGGGACCCGAATCAGGCCCCGCAGGGTTATAGCCGTCAGGGGGCCGGCCCGACCGGTTACGGACAGCAGGGTCCGGCAACGGCTCCGCAGGGGTACGCCGGCCAACCTTACCCGGCAGTCGGCCAAGCTCCTTACGGCAATCAGGGGACCGCTGCCCGGGCGGATAGCCAATATTCGGGAGGCTATACGGTTCCTCCGGCCGATAATCCGGACGATCTTCCCTTCTGAAACCGGGCGCTATGAAATTCAGAGTCGAAAAAGCGCGGGACAAACAGGCCGTCATGGCTTACCTCGACCGGCTTCCGGAGGGCAAGGCTTACGATGTGACCGTCGTGCGCCACCGCGAGCGGCGGTCGGTCGATCAGAACCGCCTGCTGTGGCTCTGGATCAAGTGCATCAGCGACGAGACGGGGCAGGACAAGGACGATCTGCACGAGTATTTCAAGCAGAAGTTTTTGGGGGTCGATACGAAAACGCTCTGGGGTACGACCCTGTACCGTCCCGTGTCCACCTCCGCTCTCGATTCGCTCCGGTTCACTCAGTATCTCGAACACATCCGGGCCTTCGCTTCGTCGGAGCTCGGGATCGAGCTTCCGAACCCGGAGGACCGGTATTGGGATCAATTCGAACATCAGTACGATAACCAAATCTAAATCGCAAAACATGAAAGACTTATCTAACTACATTCCGGACGAAATTAAGTTCAATCTGCCGAAAGCGGCGGATCGTTTTCCTAAAGTGCTTTTCGAGGGAGCCGACTCGCTGGCAGAGATCGAGAAGCTGTTGGCCGACAAGTTCGTCGCGCTGAACGCCGGGCCGAAGGTCGTCCGCTTTCTCGACGCTTATGAGAAGCAGACGATGCGCAATAATTACGCAGAGCTGATGGAGGGCGACAAGATCAAGCACGAGACGGAGCTCGTGAAGATCGAGGCGGAGGCCAAACAGCGCGTCAAGGACGCGAAGGAACGCCTTCAGGCAACCCTGACCCGCATCGATAATCTGGTTAAAGAGGTCAAGGCCGGCAGCAAGGAGATCGATTTGCCGCAGGATACGACGTACCGAATCGCGGTGGATAACCATTACCTGTACTACACATGGGCGAACGGTCAGTTCAAGCTGGCCGACGTGTGCCTTATTCCCGAATGGGAGCGCCGCGAGTTGTTCAACATGCAGGACAAGAACGCGCAGGCTCTTTTCGATATGTTCGGCTTCGACTTCCGCAAGAAGGAGCAAGAGAATCTTCTGGACGAGGATATGGCCGAAGGCGACGGCGAGAGTGCCGATTTCGAGGACGACTCGGAGATCGGCGACGATAGCGACGAAACGCTTGAGGAAGAATAGACCATGTACCGGCTTCGTCCATATCAGCAACAGGCCGCCGACGTAGCGGTGCGGTATTTCAAGGACCGCACCGCTACGGCCAACGGTATTATGGTTCTTCCGACGGGCAGCGGCAAGAGTCTGGTCATTGCCGACATCGCCGCTCGGCTCGGCGCTCCGGTACTGGTGTTCCAGCCGAGCAAGGAGATACTGGAGCAGAACTACGCGAAGCTCTGCGCATACGACATCCTCGAGTGCGCGGTCTACTCGGCCTCCTGCAATAGCAAGGCTATCTCCCGTATCACCTTTGCCACTATCGGCAGCGTGAAGAACCACGTCGAGGAGTTCTCGCACTTCCGGTATGTGATCGTAGACGAGTGCCACATGGTTAATCCGAAGGAGGGCATGTACCGCGACTTCTTCAAGGCGATCCGGTGTAAGATCATCGGCCTGACGGCTACGCCGTACCGCCTGTATTCGACGCGAAACGGCGCGGTCCTGCGCTTTATCACGAATACCAGCCCGCGCGTCTTCTCGCGCCTTCTGTTCTTCGTGCAGATCGGCTATCTGTTCGGGCAGGGGTATCTGGCCAAGCTGAACTACTACCGAATTCCGCTGATCGATCTGAACCGGTTGCGCAGGAATTCGACCGGGGCCGACTATACGGACGACTCCGTGCAGCGCGAGTATAGGCGCGTGAGCTTCAACGACGGAGTGCTGAATATCGTTCGGCGGCTGCTTCGGGTGAATCGTCGGGGCATATTGCTGTTCTCTCGGTTCGTGGAGGAGGCTCAGTACATTTCCGACAGCCT